ATCTTTAGGTGCTACAAAACCAAATGGTGCAGATCTTACAGTTACATTAACAGAGTCAGATCTTCAAAATACAAGTGCATTTACTATTAAAACTATTTCTGAGGGTGTTAATATGAACAATTCCCAAGTAGTAGACGGAGCAAATGGAACTTTAACTAATGGTACAAATGATAACATTAGATGGGAAGTAGCTTCAGTAAACACAGCCTCGGGACAATTTTCATTATTAGTTAGAAGAGGAAATGATACTTCAACATCAAAGACAGTATTAGAAACATATAACAATTTATCATTAGATCCAACTGCCCCAAATTATATTTCGAATGTAATTGGAGATACTTATTATGAAGTAGCACAAGATGGAACTGATTACTTTGTTAAAACATTAGGTAATTACCCACAAAGAAGTGCTTACATATATGTAGAAAATGTTAACAAACCAACCCCTCAATATTTCGATAATAATGGTCAAGCAAAAAGTGAATTTACATCTAGCTTACCTAATATAGTAGTAAATGGAGGTTCAGGATCATTTTCAGGAGCTACTGGAGATAATGTTACAGCAACAAATTCACCAGTTAAATTTAATGAAAATATTACGACAGCTAATATACAAGGTTTAATAATGGATAATTATACACAATCCATTAACTTACTAAGCAATTCTGATGATTATCAATTTAATGTAATCACAGCACCTGGTTTAAACTCTCAACTACATTCAAATACTGTTACAAGATTAGTAACACTTGCACAAGGTAGAACAGATTGTATAGCAGTAATCGATGTCGCAGCGTATAACTCGCAAATCAACGCAGTTACAACAGAAGCAACAAAATATGATAGCTCATATGCAGCAACTTATTGGCCGTGGTTACAAACGGTAGATGCCGGAACCGGACAAACAGTTTGGGCACCAGCTTCAACATATATTCCTGCAGTTTATGCATTTACAGATGCTTCTTCAGATCCATGGTTTGCACCAGCAGGTCTAATTAGAGGAGCTTTAGGAAGTGTAGTAAGAGCAGAAAGAAAATTAACATCTGGAAACAGAGATACATTATATGAAGCAAATGTAAACCCAATTGCAACATTCCCAGGAAGTGGAGTTGTAGTATTTGGACAGAAAACTTTACAGAAAAGAGCAAGTGCTTTAGATAGAGTAAATGTACGTAGATTGTTAATTGCACTTAAAGGATATATCTCTCAAGTATCAGATAACTTAGTATTCGAACAAAACACAAATGCAACAAGAAATAATTTCTTAGCAAATGTAAACCCATACTTAGAATCAGTACAACAAAGACAGGGATTATATGCTTTTAAAGTAGTAATGGATGCTACTAATAACACACCAGATGTAATAGATAGAAATGAGCTAGTAGGTCAGATTTACTTACAACCAACTAAAACAGCTGAATTCGTAATTCTAGATTTCAATGTTTTACCAACTGGAGCAACATTTCCTGAATAAAAACAAAAAACTAGAATATTTATAATAAAAATATATAACAATGGCAGTATTAGACCCGAACGAAATATTTTATACAGCATTCGAACCGAAGCAAAAGAACAGATTTATTCTTTATGTGGATGGGATTCCATCATACCAAATTAAAGGTATGGGAGCTGTTTCATTAACTCAAGGTACAGTTCAGTTGAACCACATTAACGTTGCAAGATACGTTAAAGGTAAAACACTTTGGAACACAATTCAAATGACGTTATTTGATCCAATTACACCATCAGGTGCTCAAGCATGTATGGAATGGGTTAGATTACACCATGAATCAGTAACTGGTAGAGACGGATATAGTGATTTCTATAAAAAGGATTTAACTATGAACGTATTAGGACCTGTAGGTGATATCGTATCTGAATGGATCATCAAAGGTGCTATGATTACAGATGCTAATTTCGGTGATTATAGTTGGGATGATGAAAGTGCTGCTGTTGAATTACAAATAACAGTACAACCTGATTATTGTATTTTAAATTTCTAAGAAACAATTACATAAATTATCAAAAATTGCTTGGCTCACGCCAAGCTTTTTTGTATATTACATATGTATACTAGAACAATAAAGTTATAATTAAATAAAATTTATATGAGTGAATTTAAATTCCCAACCGAAGAAATAGAATTACCGTCAAAAGGTTTAATCTATTCTAAAGACAATCCCTTATCAAGTGGTAAAGTAGAAATCAAATACATGACAGCAAAGGAAGAAGATATCCTTTCTAATCAATCCTTTATCCAAAAAGGAAATGTATTAGAAAAATTATTAAAGTCTGTAATTATAAATAAAGATATTAATATCGATGACTTAATTGTTGGTGATAAAAACGCACTGTTAATTGCTACTCGTATTTTAGGATATGGTAAAGATTATGAAATCTCAGTAAAAGGGACAAGCTATGTTTTAGATATGTCAACTTTAGAAAACAAAGAATTTGATGAAAAGCAATTTGAAGCAGGTAAAAACGAATTTACTTTTACAACCCCAGCTACTGGAACTGTTTTAACATACCAACTATCTACAGGTAAAGTAGAAAAACAAATAGATCGAGAATTAGCAGGTCTTAAAAAACTCAATAAAGAAGATTCATCAAGCCTTACTACAAGATTAAAACATTTAATCACATCAGTAGATGGCAGTGAAGAAAAGAAAGATATTAGAGGATTTGTAGATAATATGTTTTTAGCTAGAGATTCTAGAGCATTTAGAGACAATATTGCTAAAACACAACCAGATGTAAATCTATCCTATATTTTGGATAATGGAGAGGAGGTGACCATTCCAATTGGTCTAAACTTTTTTTGGCCTGACTACGACTAACGCCCCCGAGATACGTTTACATCTTTTTAAAATGATTCACCAATTAATCTTTCATGGTAAAGGTGGGTATGACTATAACACGGTATATAACATGCCTATATGGTTAAGAAAATTTACCTACTCAGAAATAAAAGATTTTTATGCTGAAGAAAAAAAGTCGGTTGAAAATGCCGGAAAGAGTGGAGCATCAAACAAGAATCTAGTTAACTCTGACGGTAAAGTTAACACCCCAGCATTTGCCGAAGCAAGTAAAGCATATAAGGGTAAAACAAGTTATAATTAGTAATATTTATAATAAAACATTTCTATGGCTGGTGAACAAATAAATAATGCTAAAACTATGAAGCAGCTAGTAGCGGATCAAAACCGTTTATTAGCAGAGGGAAATAAGATAGCTAAAGATAGACTAGCCACAGATCAGGCTATCACCAGTGAACAACAAGATGTTTCAAATGTCTTAAAAGACCAACTAACCCAATTAAAATTTCAAAAAGCAGAAAAATCTGCTATACTTAGAGCAACAAATTCTATATCTAAAATATCAGAAAATCTTTCAGCTTTAGGAAAAGAAGATTTAACTAATGCTAGATCACTTAAAAAATTAGACGACAATAGATTAGCAGTAACTAAGAATATAAATTCACTAAGGCAAGTCCAATCAAAATTAATAAAGGACTCAGCAGATTTAGATGCAACTAGAGCAGAATTAAATTTAAATTTAGCAAGTAGTATAGAGGACCAAATTAATAGTGCTATTGCACTTAAAGTTGAATTAGGGTTAGTAGACGATACAGTACAAAATATAGCAAATGCTAAAGGTGTATCTCTGTTTGGGGGTATAGAAAAAGTGTTGGATAAAATCCCATTACTTTCAGGTCTTGCTCCAATGTTTGGGGCTGCTGCTAAAGAAGCTGAAGGTATAGCAGCTGATATGGAGAAGAGGAAGTTTGGTGCTGACAAATATGCTAAACTTAGGGAAGAAGGAATGGGTATGGAGGATGCCCTTAAAGAATCTGGAGCTTCTGTTGAAGACATCCAAAAGAACATGGAAGGTGGTTTCTCTAAAGGTGCAATAGATAGTGCATCTATGGCTGCAGGTGCTAAAGGGATGTTTAAGAGTTTTATGAAGTCTTTAGGTCCTGTAGCTATGATTGTAAAGCTAGTTTCGGCTATGATAGAAGGTGATAAAGCTGCTTCCGAGATGGCTAAAGGCCTTAATATGTCTTATGATAGTGCCTTAGCAATGAGGGGCCAATTAAGGGAGGCTGCAGTAGATAGTGGTAATGTGTTTGTTAGTACCAAAGGAATGTCAGAATCCATGATGGAAATGAACAAAGCCTTAGGTACTAGTGTAACTCCTAGTAAGGAAATGCTTACTCAGTTTACTGAAATGAGAGAGATGGCAGGGTTTACTAATGAAGAATTATTAGGTATAAAAGCAATATCAGATTCTACCGGTAAATCACTTAATGAGGTCACAGGTGAATATATGGCCCAGGCTAAAATTTCATCAACGGCTTTAGGAGTAAGATTAAATGAAAAAGATTTATTAAAAGATATAGGCAAAGTATCAGCAGCAACAACATTATCTTTGGGTAAAAACCCTGGATTAATAGCTGATGCGGTAGCAACTGCAAAATCTTTAGGTATGGAAATGTCTAAAGTAGATGATATAGCAGGTAGTTTACTTGATTTTGAACAATCTATCGAAAACGAGTTACAAGCCGAAGTATTGTTAGGTAAGGATATTAACTTAGAAAAAGCAAGACAGGCAGCTTTAAATAATGATTTAGCAACAGTAGCAAAAGAAATATCAGAACAAGCAGGTTCAGCCGCTGAATTTACGGCTATGAATAGAATACAGCAAGAAGCATTAGCCAAAGCTGTAGGTATGGGTAGAGAAGATTTAGCAAAAACCTTATTTGTACAAGAACAATTAGCTGGAGCTACAGGAGAACAAGCAGCTGAAACTGAAGCCTTATTAAATAAAAGAATAGAAGCAGTTGGTTTAGAACAGGCACAAAAAGAACTAGCAGAAGAAGGAATTGAAGGTCTAAGACAACAAGTGGGGCAAGCAGATAAAATGGCGGCTTCAACTGAAAGGATAAATGAAATTTTTGGAATGATAGGTGAATCTATGATGCCGGTGTTTGAAATGTTAGGGGGTATTCTAGAAGTAGTTGGTTTTATTATTAAACCCTTTATGCTTCTTATGGAACTTACTGGAAAGATTGGTGAAGGAATATCAAATCTTACAGGACCCCTTGGTACCGTTGGTAAAATAATGAAGGGTATAGTAGGTATAGCTATTGTATTAGCAGCTTACATGGCATTCCAATCAGCGGCTGCAATACCAGTTGCAGGTTGGGTATTAGGTCCAATAGCAGCAGCTGCAACACTAGCAGCAGGTTTTGGTGCTTTAAGTAAAGTAGGAGATGTTAACTCACCAGCAGATGGTAAAACACAAGTATCTACAAAAGAAGGAGGGTTATTTGAGCTATCTAAAAATGATGATTTTGTTGCATTCCCTGGAGCTTCTAACATGGCGAATAATAGTGGGGGGTCAACAACAGTAGTAGAAAGTAAAACAGACATGAATGCTACTAATTCGCTATTAGCACAACTTATTAAAAAAACACCAGATATGGCTCCAATGGGGTTATACGAAATACAATAGTCTAATATTTATAATAAAACAACAATTATGAGTTTATTAAACAAATTAATATCAGGTCAAGCTAGTGCCACAAGTTTAAGTGGTCAAACACCTAAAACACCAAATTTCCAACAGTCTACTCTACATTATGATTATTCAACCATTGGAAAACCAAACGCTTCTCAAGTAGAGCCTAATAATGGTGTTCTACCTTCCCCTTCTTTACTTGATCGTGGAAGTTCTCTATCAACTAGACAAAATTATTTAGAACGTTTACCCCGATAAATAGATGGGTTTAGTTAATATGACAACCAACCTTAAATCTTTAAGGTATGGTAAGGACACAGTAGGAGGTGGAAATAGTAACCAACCTTATGTAACTAGTAAAATCCCCGATAGTTTTTCTGATTTAGGAAAAACAGGAGGACCCGATTTTCTAGTACGTGGGGGTTCACTATTACCTAAGATCATAGCTAACGATACTAAACGAATATCTAAGTTATTTTATAACGGGGATAACACAAATGGTCAACCAATTAACCTAACAGGTACATTATTTTTTGCAAAACAAAATGTATTGTCATTAACTAATGTTAACTCAGAAGTAGGGTATGAAGAGTATGTAGAAGATAGAGGTATAACAGTAAGCAATGGCCCTACGTCACTTATAGGTAAAATAGGAGATTTTATAAAAAGTAATATAGGTTTAAACCAAGGAATATATTCTCCTTTAGGTACTATAGGACAATCCGCCGCGGGTGTTTTTGGTGGTCATTTAAATAAACAAGGTTTAAATCCTTTTAAAAAAACAACTAAAGGATCCCCAGATGGTAATTCACTTTTTGGTTTACCAACTTATTTAAATACAATAGCTACAAATGGGGTTGAGGGTAACAAAAGTAGATTAGAACCACTTTTATTAAAAATTACAAACAAACAAACAGATAATGTATTGTTTGAATATGGGGGAGGACCAGGATCAACATTAGGGATAGGAAAGACAAAAATCAGAGTACCTTTAGATCAAAGAACGGGTATTAATAATCAATTTAATACTCAACTAGAATTTAAACAACAATTTGAGAATAATCTTAAAATAATTAATTCTAATAATGTTACAGTATTTAATACAACTTTATCAACAGGTGAAGTAAATTATGTTCCTAGTGTTTATACACCAGGTTTAAATAAAGCTAAAGACATAGAGGATATTCAAAAAGCTTATGGAGCTACTACTAAATGGGTATCATCCCTAAGTAAATCTTCTCAATTTGTATACCTAAATACTTTATTTAACCCTAATGATGTTATAAGTCCCTTAACACTTTCTAGAAGTGTATATAAATCTGGAACCTTAGAAACAGATCTTAATAAATTAAGAAGTGGTGTTTCTGAAATAATACCAAGACAAGTATTTACTCAAGCTGAATTAGAAGATTACATCCCAACAAGTAAAGATGGGAAGTTTTATAAACCGTCATTTACTAAAATTATAGCACCAGATGGGTCAGAGCAAATTCCTGATACATTAGATTATACTCAAAAGAATATAGAACAAAGAGTTAATTTAGGTGACCCCGGAAGAAGAGGTAATTTAAAAAGTTACACAATTGGAAAAAGAGGTGCACTTAATAACCAACCTGACTCTGTAGAAGGAAATTCAGGCTATATGAAAGCCCTAGATAAAATCACAGCTTTACCTCTTTACCAATCAACCTCTGTAACTACTAATAGTGTAAAAAACGACTTAGTAAAGTTTAGAATTGGGGTAATAGACAACGACAACCCTGAATTAAAAACTTATATCCATTTTAGAGCTTTTATAGACTCAATGTCTGACAACTACTCAGCAGAGTGGAAATCACAAAAATATATGGGTAGGGCTGAAAATTTCTATAAGTATGGAGGGTTTGATAGAAAAGTAAGTATGGCTTGGACTGTAGCAGCCCAATCAAAACAAGAGCTAATACCTATGTACCAGAAATTAAATTATTTAGCCTCAGTTTGTGCTCCTGATTATTCAAACTTCGGGTATATGAGAGGAAATTTAATTACATTGACAGTAGGAGGGTATTTTCAAGAACAAGTTGGGGTTATGACGGGGTTAAATATTGATATCCCAGAAGAATCTCCATGGGAAGTATCAATACCAGATAATGGGAATATTAAATATGTAAATAGGGGACAAGAAAAGAAAGAAATATTTACCGACCCTTCAGTTAAAGAAATGCCTATGATGGTAAAAGTTTCAGGATTTACCTTTATACCTATACATGACTTTGTACCTCAATTACAACAAAATACATTTGCTAATGGTAAAGCATTAGAGGGAGGTGGTAAATTCCTTGACAAATACGGACCAGAGCATTATATTAACCTAGCAGCGGCATCAGGAAATAACTACGATGGACAAGGAGATAATATTAATTATATTCCTAAAAAATAAATAAATGGGGAGATACACTAAAATAAAGATAATTAGCAGAGAAAACAAAAAAGGTTTGTCTGGTGTCTCTTTTTATAAAAATATTAAATATCCTTCAATCGCCCTACAACAAAGTGATGTATATGTTTATACTGAAGAAGGAGATAGATTAGATATATTATCAAACCAATATTATGGTGACCCAACCCTATGGTGGATAATCTCTACAGCAAATGAATTTTTAAAACAAGATTCCTATTACTTACCTTTAGGGGTTCAAATTAGAATCCCTATTAATATAGGTCAAATACAGGCGGATTATGATATTTTAAATCTAAGAAAATAAAAGGTTATGGGAAGATTAGTAGGAGAATCATTTAAAGAATTTGTAGACAAACAACTCCAAATTAGACAACAAACTGCGGGTTCTGGGTTTGATACACTTAGAACACCCCAGCAACTCCAAATACAAAACAACAGGAATGCTTGGTTAAAACTAGCATCCTCTGTTAGGGTTCAAACTAAAAATGAAATGTTAGTTGAACTTAAAAAAACAAAACCAACTTTAACATTAAAAGACATTGAGGAGACTGAAAGAACTACAGGAGAATCTAGATTAAAAGATATAGGATTTTCAAAACCAGCTGACTTTTTAGGTAATAAACTAGCTACTAAAGCTGTATTATTTAATACAATATCAACAGTAATTCCCTCTAATAAAACCCAAAAAGGAGAGGGAGATAGTGGGGGGTATAGTCAAAGAAGTGGAATTTCTACAACAGGTCAAGTATGGAATGAAGCATCGTCATATGGTTTAGGGGGTAAAGATGAAGGTTTTTCTCCTCCTCCTGGTCTTATTAGTGCTAAGGTAGATTGTTTAAATAGAGGTTCAATAAGAAAAGCAACAGTTGAACTTAAATGTTATAATAAGTTTCAATTTGAACTTATTGAGTTATTATATATTAGGTTAGGATACACCATGATACTTGAATGGGGTTGGGATAAGTTCTTAAATAATAATGATGAAATCCAACAAATGGGTAATACTATAACTGAGGATATATGGTTTCAAGATTATAAAACTTATAACTTTAGAAAATTAACTAAGGATGTTGAACGATATCGAGGATTATATAGTGGTAATTATGATGGGTTTATAGGAAAAGTTAGTAATTTTAATTGGAGTTTTGAACAAGATGGAAGTTATTCTATTACACTAACATTAATGTCAGTAGGGGATGTTATTGAATCCTTAAAAGTAAACCTTCCTCAACAAGTAAAAACAGAAGAAGATATAGCTGCGATTGTAAATGGGTATAGTACTGGCCTTCAAAATTTTCCTACATCTATGGCCTCCAATGTGGTAAACAATGCAGGTTCATCTCCACTAGCTTATGATTTATTTACAGACATTATGGACCCCAAAGGGAGACGAAAGTGGTGGGGTTATGGTGAGTATTTAAATATGTACTGGCTCCTAAAAAAAGATGATGGGGATAAAGCATTATTAGGTGCTATTAAAGGACTAAATGACGGAGAAGGGGTTGATATTGATAAATTTGGTTACTATTTAACCTTTGGAGAACTATTAAGAAAAATTAACCAATTCTGTATCCCTAATATGTCAGGTACTGGTATGTTAAGTATAGACACAGACGTTAAGTCTAATATAATGGCAATTTATCCAAATCAAATTTCATTTGATCCAAAAGTAGCCTTAGTAAAACCTTTATTTACAAGTAATATATCAATTAATTCATCAACAGAGATGTCTTCAAAAAAGACCGGTGTTAAAACCTATTGGTCTTTTATAAAGGCTATGAAAGATTGGGTAGTAGTTGAGGGGCAGGATAATTCAATAATGTATGGTCAAATTATGAATATATATCTTAACTATGATTTTGTAGCAGGGTGTCTTCAAAAAGATACTAATGATAAGGGTGATCTTTTCCTTTTTAAGTTTATACAAAACATATGTAATGGTATTAATTCTGCATTAGGTGATATTCCTAATTTAGAACCGGTCTTATTTAACGATAGTGTTATTACGATACAAGACCAAAATAAAATAAGGGGGATTGAACAAAGTTCGTTTAAAGAATTTTTTACACAAAAACCTAATTTTGAACTATTTGGTTATGGTCTACCTAAAGAAGGAGATACAACAGGTAAAACCCAATCCAACATAGTCCAAGATTTTAGCTTTAAAACTAAAATTGATTCCTCACTTTCTTCTATGATATCAATAGGGGCTACAGCAAATGGTTCTTCGACTAAAAATTATGATGCTACTGCTTTTTCTAATTGGAACTCAGGTTTAAGAGATCAATATCAATTTGATTTAAAAGACCCTAAAACCGAAGATAAAAGCAAAAATATTGTAGTTAAACCTAGTGATAACATATATAAACCATTAACCCTAGCTCAGGTTAATGAAATGAAGGACCATTTTTATAAATCAGTAACTGATACCCATTGGGGTCCATTTAGAAGAAGTAACAGAAAATCAACAAAGTTTGGTATAACCTTTAAAGTTCATAAAGATGTAGAAAGTTGTCCTATTACTGGAAATAATTATTCAAATACCGAATGGCATGAATATGTAGAAGATGTAATTGAGGATATAAATGATAAAGCCCTTGTACCTGAAGTAAAAGAATTAAAAAAATTTTCTAATAATTATATTAGATATTTAATTCAAAGTTTCAGAGGTAAAGCTAATGGGACTTTAGATACAAATGGGTATTATTTTCATTTAAATCCAGAATTTATTAAACAAGGTAAACAATCATTTAAAGCTTATGTTAATATTATTGATAATGGGTTATATGCTGCAACTGGTACACCATCAACTAAAATAGGATTTATTCCTGCTTCTTTAGGACTAACGTGTGATGGAATATCAGGTATTGGGATATATAATAGTTTAAAAATAAGACAGGGTTTTCTCCCCGCTCAATATCCTAAAGCATTAGATTTTGTAATTTCAAAGGTTAACCATCAAATAGGAGATAATACTTGGTCTACTTCTTTAGAAACAATTAGTACACCTAAAACAAAAGAAGAAAGTTTAGATGCATTTACTAGTGGGGTAGTAGAGGATATTGTAAACCAACAATCTGAAGACTTTGTATTATTAGAAGGAGATGCCCCTAGAGTATCTTTAACTACAAGTATACCTTTAGATAATACAAACCTTTCAAATAAATGGAGAGAAAAATGCCAAAACTTAATTTACGTCCCAGAAGCATCAACTAAAACCCAAATAGTATTACACCATACCGCTGGGGTTACAAATGCTGCTGGAGATATAAGAGGATGGTCTGAAAAAACATACCCACTAGCTACACATTACCATATAGATAGAAATGGTTTTAATGAGCATGTTTTTCCTTTAGAATATTGGTCAAGACATCTAGGATCTAACCCAGGAACTGATAGATTAAATAGAATAAGTATAGGAATTGAAATAGTTTCATTAGGTAGACTTAAAAAAACGGATAAAGGTTGGGTTGCATGGACCGGTAAAGTAATACCTGAAAATGAAATAGCAGACCCATATACGGTTGATGATAATAATAATATAGTAAAACTGGCAAAGGGGTATAGGTATATTAATAAATTCAATTCCCAAGAAAGATTCCAAAAATACACCCCAGAACAAATTTCAACAGTTAAATCTTTAATCATAGAATTAAAAAATAAATTTAACATTCCAGTTTATTTAAATAAAACTAACTATAAAGAACTCTTCCCGAAAGCTAATAGGAAATCAAATATTGCAATGGGAGGACAACCTGGTATTTATACTCATTGTTCTTATAGAACAGATAAAAGTGATATTTTACCACAAAAAGAAATATTAGAAATGTTAATGGAAATAGGAAGCTTATAATGTATTATCCTCTATCACAAATAACGCCCAATTTATACACTGCTACTGGAGACTATCTTTTAGCAGCAACCGGAGAGGTATATACCGGTGATTACTATTCAACTTCTGATGGTAAATACTTTAGTGGTAAAACACCTCAAGACGGACCTAACAACCCATTAATCCCTAATAATGAAAATAATGCAGCCCAAGATGTAGAAGCAGGTAAAACTGGAGCTTATACAACAGAAGAAGCTAATATTTCATATCTCCCCCCAGCTTATGTAGGTGCAGTTGGTTCTCCTATAAGTAATGCTTCTTCCCCTATGTCTAGTATAATATTCCCAACTAAGGAAGAATACGATACTGGAGAATATCAAAGATACTTCCTAAAAAAGAACAATGAATTAAAGTATATGGAAATCGATGTTGATACTTATAATAACTATCTAAACGAAAACCCAAATACTCAGTACCAATTATATACTCCATCCTACTTAAACTGGAATATATCAGGCAACCCTATTGATGTTTATAAAGTTAATAAAAACTTAGCAAAACAAACATCTACAAACCTAAAATGGTATGGGTTTGAGGAATTCTTTAAATTAAGATTTTGTAAATTTTATAAATCATCAACCCCAAATTATTTTTATACTAACGGGAATGAATTAAAATTGGTACCAACAGGGGAAAACTATGTTGGGTATTACCATGTTCATTCAAATAGAGGGGTAATGATGGAAGGAAAATTCCATAAACCTACTCAACATTCTACTCTTATTCCTTTTGTTGGGGAGGAAGAAATTACAAAAATTAAAGTATCCTTAAACAATGAGGTAGGGACATCAATAAGAAAAAACATCTCGAGAAAAAGTGGATACTAGATAAATCTGTCGTATATTGGAGTAAAATGGTTATAAATGTATTGGTTAGTAGAAGACGAGGAGCAATTAAAGGTTTTAATAAACAGTAGTTATAGGGAGGCTTTCATTGAGGTAATACCCTTTAATGACACCATACACCCATCACAAAACCGTGTAAGTTTAGTGTATATTAGACCAATTTTAGCAACTAAAGGCTTTATGGTATGTGTTACGCATAGTGAAGCTTTAAATGCGTTAAACACGCGTATAAACGATTTACTAGAAAAGTTTGAAACATTATATTGTAGGGATAAAAAAGAATTATTACA